CCAGCCTGCGCGAGCCAGGTCGGCATCGATGCGTTGTTGTCTGGTTTGCGCTTCTGTCGCCGTCATGCGTCGGCTCCCCCGCCCCCTTCCGAGGATGAACCTTCATCCGCCCCCCCGGCGCGCACCCACTCATCCACCTCGGACAGCTTGAACTTCCACAGCCGCCCGATCTTGTGCGCGGGCAAGCCCTTGCGCTCGCGCCAGCGATAGACGGTGTCTTTCACCACGCCCAGATGCCGGGCGACATCGATGGCAGTGACCCAGGGTTCGGCGTTCATGGCATTGGCGCTCACAGAGGCATCAAAGTCGTTTCAAGTCGTCATCAGTCTACCAGACGGCCGCATTGGCAGCCACATTGAAATGGCTGTGATCGACGGTGTGGCGATTGGGGTGTTGGTTGGCACCGTTACCCCATTTTTGATGGTTATTACCCCTATGGCTTGGCTTCTTGATCGTTCAGCGCGTGAATGGTGGCGTCATCCATCGACCCGGAGCCTGCCGTGAGCACCCAGCCCACCGCCCTTGATACTTACCTGCAACGCCTACCGATGATCCTCGACAAGATCGCGGCCCTGCGGCAATTGGCCGACAACCATTTCGTCCACGATCCGGATGCCATCAACTGGGGACGCGTCGGTGACCTTGGCCGTGTCGATCAAGGGCTTGATGACCTGCTGGCGATCTTCGACGGCCAGGCCAAGTGAGGGCGGCAGCGATGGACACCCTGCCCAAACTCTCCCCGGCCCAAGCCCTGCTGCTGTGCACTGCCGCCCGTCGTCCTGATGGGCGAGTGATCCCGCCCGACACGCTGCGCGGCGGCGCGCGAGCCAAGGTGCTGACTGCGCTACTGCAGCGTGGCTGGATTGAGCCTGCCGACGACGGCCACATGCTGACGGATGCGGGCTATGCGGCCATCGGCCAGCTGCGACCCGTGCCGCTGGATTATGTCCAGCCGGTGGACGCCACCGACGACATCCAACTTCTGGAGGGCATCCCGATCCGCCCCGGCACCAAACTCGCCGCGCTGGTGGTGGCACTGCGCCGCCCACAGGGCGCGACCAGCCTGCAATTGATGCTGGCCACGGGCTGGAAACCGCACTCAGTCCGTGGAGCAATTTCCGGGATGCTGCGTAAGAAGCTCGGCCTGAACGTGGTGCTGGCGCATAACGAGTCCGGCGAACGGGTGTATCGGGTGGTCTGATCTGCTGCCAAGGGTATCCAGTTTTTGGAGGCCCTTGCGCCATCTGTCACGGTGGCCGATTTTGCGATTTCCGGCTGTAGAACGCCTGCAAACTCGCACCAGCATTGAGTTTTCTTCCCTGGCCGTATTAGTGTGATCAGGGTGCAAACCTGCGAACCCGGTACGCACCCAGGTTCGCACTTTCCTCATTCCCAACAATCCCGCTCACGCCAGCGCTGACGCGGCATTCAGCCCGTCGACCCGCACCGCCAAGTGCGAACCGCAAACCCTGCAAACCTTGTTTTCTGGTCGGACGGTGGCGAAGTGCTGCGCTCGCGCCCCCCGCATGGCTTTTCGGCCAGGAAGGACCCGTGTCGTCTGGCTGGGGCGTCGTTTCCGTGCCCGGCCAGCCATTGGAGTCGAGGGGGGTGAGCATTCCCGATGCTCACCCTCTCTCTATAGAGAGGAGAGACCGGGAAGCCGGGAAAGTCCCGCCGTTGCTGGGTTTGCGCGTTCCCGGCCCGATCCGGGAAGGCTTGCGGCCGGGAACGGTTCAAGTCCTTGTCATTGCGGGTGTTTTGCCTTCCCGCCCGGCACTGCGTTCCCGGTCGGGAAGTGGGAAACCGGGAACGCTCACTGACCATCCCGGCCCTCCGGTGTGGAGCGCCCCAGATGGCCGGTCATGAATACCGCCTCACCGCGCGCCACCGGGCCGTCGGGCACATCGAGCCATTTGACGAGCTTGGAGCCCTCGGCCATGGCCATCACCAGCTCGCCCCGATCCAGCAGCGCACCCACCCAGTCGGTCAGCCGGTGCTTGCCGATGGCGTGGAAGGCTTCCGGCAGTTCGTGACGGCGCTCGTAGACGCCGTTGCCGCCGGTCTTGGTGTAGGGCTTGCCCTCAAGGGCGGCCCGCGCAATGGCCGCCTTGAGGTCGGGCAGCAGGTCCGCGTCGGTCCGACTGGACCGGGCTAGCGCCTCGCTGCGGTCCACCAGCAGACCGCGGGCGTCGCGCAGGAAGGTGGTCACCCGCAGGCAGGCCGCGCCATTGGCCTTGACCACGCCGCCCATGACGACGCGGCCGCGCTCGAAGGGCTCGCCCAGCGCCTTGCAGATCGCCTTGGCCTGTTCCTCCTTCGGGTTCCACAGCGCGTAGACCGAGCGCACCCCATCGACCAGGCCGCCGGTGCCCCGGATCGCTTCGCGGGCCTGCTCCGGTGTGGAGGCTTCGCGCTTGGCGAAGTGGTGGGAGACGATCACCGAGGCGGAGGTAGCGGCGGCCAGTGCGGCCAGCCGCGAGCAGACAAACTGCGCGTTCTCGGGCACGTTCAAATCCAGCGCGCAGAGCGGCTGCAGGGGATCGAGGATGATCAGTCGCAGACCGGGCAGGGCGGTCAGTTGCTGCTCCAGCGCCAGCCACGCCGGGGTGGTCGAGGGACCTCTGGTGGCCGGATCGGGCGCGAATAGCGGTACGGCGCCGCCGGCATCGGGCAGGGGAAGCACGTAGAGCCGATCCGGAATCGGGCCCAGCGCGTTCAGGCGGTTGTGCACCTCGATGCCGTCGTCCTCGGCGGTGACGTAGATCGCCACGCCCTGGCCGGCGAGCACACCGCCGAACAGGGTGGGCGCGTTGGACCAGGCACCATCGAAGGCGGCGACCTCGCGCGCCAGTGCCAGCAGCAGGAAGGATTTGCCGACACCGCCGGCGGCGGCTACCAGCGCGGCCTGGGCGAGGGGGAACACACCTTCGACCAGCCAGCGCCGGGGTTGCGGCTCGCCGGTGAAGCGTTCGCGGGCGCGCCACTGCGTGATCTCGAACGGTTGGTGGGGTTGGGCGCTGGTAATCGGCATCGCCCCGGCCAGCAAGGCATGCACATCGACGCCTTCGGCCACGGCATCGGCGGCATCCCACTTCGGCGGCTTGTCGTCGGGCACGCTGATGCGCTCCACCTTCGCGCCGATGCTCAGCAGTTTCGGGATCACCGCCTTGGCGTACCTGGCGCCGGCCTCGTCGTTGTCCGGCCAGACGATGACGGTCTTTCCAGCGAGCGGCGACCAGTCCGTCTTCTCGAGAGCCGTGGCGGCGCCACCCATCGCGGTGGTGGCGACGATGCCAACCTGCATCAACGCATCGACACACTTCTCGCCTTCGACCAGCACCACGGTATCGGTGGGATGGAGTGCGGGGAGGTTGTAGAGGGGACGCGGCTCGGGCATGCGCATGGCGCGGCCTCTGACGTCCCACGGCCGGTACTGCTTGCCGTCCGGTGTGTCGTAGCGATACACACAGGCCAGTAGCTCGCCATTGGCGCTGCGGTAGTCCCACTTCGCGGTGTGCGGGCCGAGCGTGTCATGGGTGGCGGACGACTTGGACGGTGCCGGGATGAACGAGGTCGGCACCACCAGCCAATCACCGACGTCATCGAGAAGCTCCCCGAAGTCGCGCGGCAGCGCAAAGCCCCGCACCGCCGCCCACAGCGCCAGCACGTCGCCGGACTCATGGGTGGCAAAGTCGATCCACACGCCGCGCTTCGGTCCTTCGAGCTCGATCACCAGGCTGTCGCCGGCATCGCCCTGCACATTGCCGACCACGAAGCGCGTTCCCTGGCGCTTGCCGCGCGGAAACAGGTAGCTCAGGACAGCTTCGAGCTGATCGAGCAGGCGGTTGCGCAGGTCGTCCTTGTTATGGCGGCGCTCGATGTGGTCGGGCGCGTCGTTGAAGTCGAAGAAGGGATGGGGCGGAATGCAGACCGCGTCTATGGCGGCGGTGGTCATTGGGTGTGCTCCCCGTCGAGCCGCGCCTTGAACCAGTCGCCGTCGGCGTTGACGCAGTAGTAGGCACGTCCCGGCCCTTTGTCCTGGGTGTCCGGCACGATCCAGAGCCGCTCACGTTCGTCGTAGCGCCAGGAGCCGGGACCGAACATCCGGTCGAGCACCGGCTCGATGCCGTGCTGGGCGATCTGCGCGCGCAGTTGCCGGGTGAGACGCTTACGCAGGTTCCGATGACCGCGACTCTTCACCGGCAGATCCCCGCTGTTTCGCTTCCCGCCGTGCAGCGGCGGCTGTGGCGCCGTTCGTGCGCCTCGATGGCATCGATGGGGTAGAGCACGCGGCTGCCGAGCTTGAGGAACGCAGGCCCGGTGCCCAGCATCCGCCAGCGTTCAAGGGTCTTTTCGGAAAGGCCCCAGCGGGCGGCGAGCTGGCGCGCGGTGAGCAGTTCGGTGGGCGGAGAGATGTTCATGGCGGTGGCTCCGGTTCGGTTCGATGTGCCCGCGCTGTCCCTCGCTGGGGCTCTGTGGCGGTCGATGAACGGATTGTTCGCGGTGGCCGGCGGCGCGGCAATCGCACTCCTTCGCCGCGATCCCGCGGGAGCCGCTACGCACTCGAAGCGGCACTTGCCACCTCGCAACTTCGGTTGGGAGTACGCCTCGGCACGCGCGGGCATCGGTGGCCCTGGCAGCGCTTCGCGGTTGTCCGCAACGGCCCGATCGACCGAACCGGTCTCTGCGGCGAGCATTGCGTTCATTCGAAACGGTCGCTGCGACACGGTGTCGCGGCGATGTCATCCCAGAGGAGACCTCGATGAAACTTCCCACCCGCAAGCACCCGCCCAGCGGCTACCTCCAGCAGCTCCGTGCCGAGTTCGAGGCGCTGAGCCGTCAGCTGTCCGAGGCCGAGCGCGCCGCCACCGCCGCGCAGACCGAAGCCGAGCACAAGCGCCGCGCCTATCGGGAGCTGGAGGAGCGGTCCCAGTCCACCACCTGGTCCACCGCCGAACAGCGCCTCTACCGGGAGAAGAACCAGGCCGAGGCCGAAGCCACGCGCTGCCGGGAGGCGCTTTATCCGTTGCGCGAGGAACACACCCGTCTCGAACGGCTGGTGACCGCGCCCCGCCAGTTGGAGGAAGCGAAGGCCGAATTGGAGCGACTCGCCGCCCGCCGGGCCACGCTCGGTGCCGAGCTGCAGAAGGCCGCTGCCCTGCGCGGCAAGCTCGAAGCGCGCCTCGAAGAACTGCAGCGGCAGCTCACGGACGAGACCCGAACCACCGCCCTGCGACTGATCGACGCGGGTGATCTGGCGCCGATTCCGGCGGAGCTGGGCACGCAGCAGGCCGAGCTGACCGCCACCCGGCACACGCTGGAGGAGGTCGGCCGGCGCATCGAGGCACTGGAAGCCGAGCGCGAGGCCCTGCCCGAGACCATCCGCCGTGCCCGGGACCAGTGGCTCGGGGCGCGGGCGACCGTGGCCGAGATCGAACTGCGAGAGCAGTTGCCGGCCTTCGTCGGCCTCATCGCCCAGGCCGCCGTGGCGGCGCACCGGGCGGGATTCTCCCGCGAGCGGGACCGCTACGCGATCGAGATTCCCGAGGAGGCCCTGGAGGCAGCCGCTGCGGCGCTGGATGCCGAGCTTCCGGCCGCCTGAGCCCGTTTATATGGACTTGGCTTCTGCCCGCCACAGCGCGTTCATCGACCGGTCTCAACCACAGGAGTCCAATCGATGACCGGTACCCCAACGAAAGACAGCATCAGCGCGCAGCTGGCGGCGCTGCCCGGCCTGCCCATGCAAGACCTCTGGGCGCTGTGGGATGCGCACTTTCCGCGCCGCCCCGCCCACGCTAATCGCCACTACGTGGAATCGCGCCTGGCCTACCGGCTGCAGGAACTGGCCTACGGGCCGCTGCCGGCAGGCGTGCGCCGCTATCTGGTGGAGCGCGGCGCGCAGTTCTCGAAGATCCGGCAGCCCGGACGCGGCACGGAGTGCCATCTGATGCCCGGCACGGTGCTGGTGCGCGAATGGGATGTGCGCGAGTACCGGGTCACCGTCACCGCCGACGGCCTCTACGAGCTCGAGGGCCGGCGCTTCAAAAGCCTGTCGGCGGCGGCGCGGCACATCACCGGTACGCAGTGGTCGGGGCCGAAGTTCTTCGGGCTCAAGCCGGGCAAGGGTGGCAAACGATGAGCACCGCCATCCTGGCCTCACCCAAACGCTGCGCGGTGTACTGCCGCGTCTCCAGCGACGAACGCCTCGACCAGTCCTTCAACTCCATTGATGCGCAGAAGGAAGCCGGACACGCCTTCATCAAGAGCCAGAGTCACGAGGGCTGGATCGCGGTGGCCGACGACTACGACGACGGCGGCTACTCCGGCGGCAACATGGAGCGGCCGGCGCTCAAGCGGCTGCTCGCCGACATCGAGGCCGGCAGGATCGACATCGTGGTGGTCTACAAGATCGACCGGCTCAGCCGCTCGCTCGCCGACTTCGCGCGCATGGTGGAGGTGTTCGACCGCTGCGGCGTGAGCTTCAGCGCCGTCACCCAGCAGATCAACTCGGCCACCTCCATGGGGCGGCTGATGCTCAATGTGCTGCTCTCCTTCGCCCAGTTCGAGCGGGAGGTCACCGGCGAGCGCATCCGCGACAAGATCGCGGCGAGCAAGCGCAAGGGCATGTGGATGGGTGGGCCGCTGCCACTGGGCTACGACGTCGAGAACCGCAGGCTGGTCGTGAACGAGCGCGAGGCCGCTCTCGTGCGACGCATCTTCGACGACTTCGCCACCCTGCGCTCGGCCACGACCATGGTGCGTGCCTATGCAGCCGAGGGCATTCGTACCAAGACGGGCCGGGCGTTCTGCAAGCAGAGCCTCTACAAGGTGCTGCACAACCGCATGTACCTGGGCGAGATCGTCCACAAGGGCAAGAGCTACCCCGGCCAGCATGCCCCCATCGTGAGCCAAGCGCAGTGGGCGGCGGCCCACGCGGTGCTGGCCGAAAGCGCCGACCAGCGTCGTGCCGAGACGCGGGGTGGCTCGCGCGGGGTCGCCTTGCTGCGCGGCCTGCTCTTCACTACCGAAGGCGAGCGGCTGATGCCGACCCACACCGTCAAGAAGGGCAAGCGCTACCGCTACTACACGCCGAGCCGGGACCGCCGCTTCGGCGCCGGCAGCAGCCGGTTCGGCAGCCTGCCGGCTGAACCCATCGAGGCGCTGGTGGTGGCGCAGCTGTGCGAGGTGTTGAGGGCGCCCCATCTGGTGCAGGCGGTATGGGACCAGGTACATGCAAACGCGGCCGAGTTGGACGAGGCGCAGGTCGTGGTGCCGATGCGCCAGCTCGCCGCTGTCTGGCCCTCGCTGTTCCCGGCCGAACAGCGGCGCCTGGCGCAACTGCTGATCGAGCGCGTCCTGATCGGTGACGGCGGGCTGGAGATCCTCTGGCGCGACGCCGGCTGGGTGGAACTGATCGACGAACTGCGACCCGGCAGCATCGGCGCGGAACTGGCGGAAGTGGAGGTGACGGCATGACGCGGATACGCCAATCGGGCGAGGCCACGGTACAGCAGCGCATGGACGGCAGCGCCGTGAAACTCTCGACCTTCATCCCCCTGAAGATCAAGAAGCGCGGCGTGCGCAAGGTGGTGATCCGGCCGGACGGTGAGATCAGCCGCCATGCCAGCCGCAGCCAGCACGACAACCCGCTGCTGGTGGCGCTGGCGCGGGCCTTCTATTGGCAACAACTGCTCGACGACGGCGTGGTCGCCAGCGGCACCGACATCGCCCAGCGCGAGGGCCTGCATCACTCGACCGTGAACGAACTGCTGCGCCTGACCCTGCTGGAGCCAGCCATCATCCAGAGCATCCTGGCGGGCCAGCAGCCGCGCTGCATGAGCTTGATCTGGTTCCAGCGCAACCCGCTGCCGCTGGACTGGATCGAGCAGCTGCGGGTGGTCGACGGGTTCGATGCGTAGGGGTTTGACCGCATAGCGGTGGGCATAGTTGACCGCAGAAAGGCCGCGCCAAACCCGCATAAATACTGCGTTCTGCGCCGCGACTACCCGCAGGGCAAACAGAGAAAAGAGACTGGGATAGCCGGGAAATGGGCCGATACGGCGCGTTTGGCCCGGGTGCTACCCGCAGGGCAGGTGGCCGAAACTCCGCGCCACGCGGGGATTCGCGCAAAGAAAAAGGGCCTGGAGACGATCCAGACCCTTGGTGTTGGTGGTGGAACATGGAACCGAACCCGCGTCCGCAATCCGAACTAAATAGTAACGCCTTGGCCTTGAGGACGTGGATTCGATGATTTCGCCAAGATCGTCCTGCGCTGCCACTGGGCTTCTTGGGTAGCGCGATCCGCAGCGACGACTGGGCCATTCCTCACATTGGCCTGAGCAGCCTCGGGGAAATCGTCGGCTGGGCGCGCCCAGACGAGTTTCCGCCAAGGAACATGCGGACGAGCAAGGGGC